AGCTGCTCTAACAGAAGAATTAAAAGAATTACTTGGTGAAACTACAAGATTAAAACAACTTGAAAGACAAAACCAAGAAGCACAACAAACACAAGAAACTTTTTATAAAGTCCCTTACCCAATTTACGTAGGATAATGATGAAATTAAAAAACATATTAAGTGAAGTACTAAATACTTTTACTGTTGAATGTGAAGTCCTAACAGACAGAAAATTCAATATCACAGATGTATTAGATGAGGTTAGAGCTTTACGAAAAGTAACTATTGTAAATAATGTTACACCAGAAGAATACCCACAAAAAGACAAAATAGAATATACAAGATTAAGAATTAAATTTGTAACTAGAGAAAATCCAAAACAAGACATAGCTAAATTCAGAGAAGATATGTTAACATCGGATTTATCTAAAACAGATTTAAGAATACCTGGTGTAAAATCAGTAAAATTTAAAGAGGAAACCTTAAAAAGACTATAATGGCCTTATTCGGAAAAAGTAGAGACATAAACTTATTTCACACAATAAATAGTGAACTTCTAAAGGATATAATCCAAACAGAAGTTGCATACTACAAGTTTGCTTTAGAACAAACTACTGTGAATGTTTATGGCGAAGCACCGGGTAAAAATTATTATGAACCATTGAAAATAGCGTGTTTAATCGACAGACAAGACCAAGCTTGGTCGTCTGATGCTTTTGGATCTGACGTTAATCAATCCATTAATTTTCGTTTTTTAAAGAACGAACTTAAAACGATAAATTTACTACCTGAAGTAGGAGATTTATTGCTTTTTAGAAATAATTTTTATGAAGTAGACACAAGAATTGAAAATCAACTTATAATGGGTAGGGACCCAGATTATTCTATGGCAACAGAAACAAACGACTTTGGTGATAGTTTTTCAATTACTATTAATACACATATTTCAAGAGTAGAAAAATTAAACCTAATACCATTAAGAGAAGGAAAATACCCTACAACTATAAAATTAGATGGTGGAACAGCAAACGGAGTAGATTGTTAATAAGATAATATGGCAGATAATAAACAAATAGACCCAAGAAGACCAATCCCCTCAAGTGGATATGATCGTTTGCGTAATAATATAACTCCTACAGTTAATGGTATTAATCCACCCGAAACAAGACCAAATGTAAATAGGGGCACAATAACTTCTCGTAAAGACGATACAGTACAAGATGTTTCTATAGGTTTACAAGACCATGATGAAGCAATAATGTATTATTTTAATAATGTTATTAAACCATCTGTTATAATAAATGGAAATAGAACAAATGTACCTATAATGTATGGTGCCCCTGAAAGATGGAAATCAGTTCAAAAAGATGGATATTTTAGAGATAAAGAGGGTAAACTTCAAGTTCCCCTTATTATGTTTAAAAGAGATAGTGTTGAAAAAAGACGAGATTTAGGTAATAAATTAGATGGAAATAATCCTCAATTACATTATTCATTTCAAGAAAAATACACAAAAAGAAACCAATACGATAATTTTTCTGTATTACAAAATAGAATCCCCCAAAGAGAACACCATGCTGTAGTGGTTCCTGATTTTATTAAATTAACTTATACTTGTACTATATGGTGCGACTATGTAGCTCAAATGAACAAATTAATTGAAATGATTAATTTCACCTCTGATTCATATTGGGGTGATGCTGAAAAATTTAAATTCAATGCTAAAATAGATACTTTTAGCAATACAACAGAAGTACAACAAGGAGATAATAGAATTGTAAAATCAGATTTTGGTTTAACTCTTCAGGGATATTTAGTACCTGACAGCATAAATAAAGAATTAGCTCAAAAACCACCAAAATTCTATAGCAAATCAACTGTAGTATTTAATGGAGAAGCAACTGTCGATGCTACGGGAGAACAATTAACAAGAGAACAAATAAGAGAATCATCTAAAGAACAAAATATAGAGCAAGAAACAGATGGTGTTGGTTACCAAACACTTGGAATAAACAATCAAATAGGATAAAATGGCAAAACAAAACAGAACAGTATTGAAAACATATTTTGAATCAGGTGATATACCCAATCAATCACATTATTCTGATTTAATAGATTCAAATTTAAATTTATCTGAAAATAATACAGGAAATATTAATCTAACAGGTGATATAACAGCCTCAGGTAATATAAGTGCATCTGGAACAATTTTTGCTGATAACTTTCAATCAACCGGGGGTGATGTAGCAGGGATTTCATTTACAGATGATCTTAATCTAACAGGTAACATAACAGCCTCAGGCATTATAAGTGCAAGTGGAGTAATTTATGGGTCTCAAGGTCGTTTCCCTCAAAGAGTAATAACTAATCAGATAAATGAATTTACATCAGGACAGGGAATATCATTAGCTAATAATACAAAATTAACAGGTAATTTAACAGCCTTAGGTGAAATAAGTGCAAGTGGAAATATAACAGCCCATTCATATATACTTCAAGGAAACACAATTGCTGACTATGATGGTATAAACACATACAGAATAGGAGGTTATGCTGCAGTTAATGCGTATAGAGGCATGTCTTATTTTGAAGGCAACGTAACAGCCTCAGGTAATGTAAGCTCAAGTGGAACAATCACAGGTCAAAATATAATATTAGGTAGTGGTGGGTCAATTAATGCTAAAGACACTAGTGGAAATAATGAATTAGTCCTATTTAATAATACAGACACATTTTTAGGATTTGGGGATACAGACCAAGAATTAAGAATTCAAGGAAGCTCAGTAAGAATAATTTCTTCTTTTACCTCATCACAAGATGCATTATTTACAAACGATGTAACTTTCGAACAAAATATAACAGCAAGTGGGGATATTATAGCTAGTGATTTAATTTTAACATCTCCTAATGGAAGTAAATTTAAATTCACAGTAAACAATTCAGGACATCTATCATTAACAGGTAGCGCAGTATAAAATATATAAATTATGGCAGCAGGAAAATACAGCTTTATTATAGAACAAGGAGCAACAACAGACTTTGAAATAATATGGAAAGATGCAGAAGGTAGCAGATCCGACTTAACAGGATACCATGCCCGAATGCAAATTAGATCTGATTATGGTACAAATAGTACCTTATATGCTTCTTTATCATCATCTTTAAAAGCTGATGGAACTGGTTTAAATTTATCAGGTTCATTAGGAAATAATCCACTTTCTTCAGGTAGTATAGGAATATTTATTTCAGCTGCTTCCTCTTCAACTTTTAATTTTAATGAAGCAAAGTACGATTTAGAAGTAGTAAGTGGTAGTTATGTTACTAGATTATTAGAAGGAAGAATCAAACTTAGTAAAGAGGTAACAATCTAAAAATGGCTACAAACTTAAGCATATCAAAAACCAAAACAGAAGTATCTTCTAAAAATAATACTATTACTGTAACCAATAATAACACAGGGAATACAGTAAATGTAAAAGGAGAAATAACCTCAATAGTAGAAATAGCTACAAGGGGTCTTAATGGTATTGACGGTATTAATGGTATTGATGGGGTAGATTCCATATCAGCAGAATTAACAAGAGAAGGTCATATTCTACCTTTAAGTTCCTCCGGTGATATTATATCGTTTGCAGGAGCCAACACTACAATGAAAGTATTTGAAGGACAAACAGACAAAACTTCAAATTACACTTTTACTAGAACATCAGATTCACATATCACCACAACTATATCTTCAAATACAGTAACAGTTACTAACACTACAACACCCTATAGTGGTTCTATAACTATAACTGCTACTAGTTCAAGTATATCCTTAGATAAAATAATGTCCCTTAGTGTAGCTAGGCAAGGTGATGATGGGGCTGACGGAGCTGATGGGTCTGGAGTAATTGATGGGATTCTAAATGGAGGTTTTTTCTAAGATTAATTTTTCTTATTATATTTATTACCAGAAAAACATCTAAATATTTTAAATTAGAAGGATAGGCATTTTAATTTAATTGGGTGTTTTATAACATATATAAACTTAACGTTTGTGGCCAATAAGATAATTAATAAATTTAAAGAACCCAAATTTACGGAGTTCTCACGGAAAGATCTTGTAGTAGATATTAAAAATGGTGCTCTTTACTACAAATCAAATCTGGGTGTTCACAGGATAACCAGCCAGTTAACATCAGATACATTCGGTTCTGAAGACATTATAAATGTTTACCAAAATTTTGTCACAACATTTCACCAAACAGGCCAAAGAACGGGAGATTCAACCATAACTGGTAATTTAACAATTACACAAGATAATATAATTTTTGGGGATATATCCTTCAATAGTGTAACCCCTCGATCAGGTACAGATGTTCCTATTCATTCAAACATATATTCAGAATTTACAGGATCTGTAGGTTTTACAGGTTCTTTTACAGCTTCAAATGGTTCAACTCTTTTAACAGGTAGTAATACACTTTTTTCTTCTTCCTTTGAAGATAATGATTTTTTAATTATAACTTCTGGATCATATTCACAAAGTTTTACAATAGCTAAAGTTCATAGTGATACCAGTATGAGTTTAAATACATCTTGGTCTGGTAATAGTATTTCTAGTTCATATAGCGGTTATACAAACACGGGTCCAATTACACTTTCTACTGACCCTGACCTTTTAGTAGTTAAATCATCAAACGACATAAATAGATTAGTTTTA